ACCCCGTCTCCCAATGATGCTACGGCTACCCGCGCCAGCCGTTTTGAAACAATGAAGTTTGAGTGACTATGCAACAGATACCCTTGGCCGCCGTGCCCTCGCAATCTCTCAGCGTCGTACTGGCTGGGCAGAACTGCACAATCAACGTCTACCAGAAAGAGCCGGGGCTGTTCTTCGACTTGGTCGGCATCGTCGTTGCGGTCCTGGCAAATGACGCCGGGTTCCTCGTCTGCCGACAGTACGAAGGTTTCAAAGGGAATCTATGTTTCGTGGATACCCAAGGGAATAACGATCCGGACTATACCGGCCTCGGGACGCGCTACGTTCTGGTCTATCTGACCGAGGCGGAATATGCGCTCATTCGATAACAAGAAGCAACTTAAGTTCGTCATTACGCTTGGAACGGGCGATTTTGACAGCAAGGGCGATAACCAGATCATTTTGCAAGGCTTCCGAGCCTCAGCGGATATAAGCCTTGCCGGCGGCATTCAGATGGGCGAATTGCGCGCCAAGATTTACGGCGTGAAACTCTCCGACATGAATGCGATCACCACATTCACGAACAAAGTCGGCGCGATCAATTACACAACCATTATCGTTTACGCAATCGATGGTCTTGTCGAAAGCATCGTATTCGGCGGGAACATCAATGTTGCTTTCGGTAATTTTCAGGGAATGCCTGACGTCTATCTTGAAATTCAAGCGCAGGCCGCGTTCCTCGACGTTATGAAGGCGGTTCCACCCAGAAGCTACCAGGGGGATGTTGACGTCGCGAGCGTGATGCAAGAAATAGCCGCGAGTATGGGCAAGACACTCGAAAACACTGACGTCAACATGAAGTTGAGCAACATTTATCTATGCGATACGGGCATGCGACAGTTTCAAGACTTGGCACAAATGGCTGACGTCGACTATGTTGTTGAGGAACGAGTAATAGCGGTCATGCGCCGGGGAACGCCACGTAACGGTATCGTGCCGCTAATTTCAGCAGCGACCGGCCTTGTAGGCTACCCTGTACCTAACGGGGTGGCGGTGAATGCTCGATGTCTCTATAATCCAGCCATTAGGCCACTCGCTATGGTCAAGATCGAAACCGACGTAATACGCGCGGCAGGCTACTGGAAAGTGAATTCGATGTCGCATCAGCTTGAGACAGAAAAGCCAAACGGGGCGTGGTTCACGTCGTTCCAATGCACAACGGTTGATGGCTATGTCGCTCCCACTCGGTAATTTACGCCCCCAAACGAACTACGGCGATGCAAACCGCCAAGCGTTCGCTATTCAACAATTGCTCAGTCGAATGCAGACGGCCATGCTTGTACGCATCGATGGCGTGACGAACGCGGGAGAGTTGTCGCCGGTCGGGTTTGTGGATGTGACGCCATTGGTCAATCAAGTTGACGGCAACGGTATCCCGACAGAACATGTAACCATTTTCAATATCCCATACTTCAGGCTTCAGGGCGGCGCGAACGCAATCATCCTTGACCCTCAAATCGGGGATATTGGCGTCTGTGTGTTTGCCTCGCGTGACATTTCAAAAGTCAAGGTGACAAAGGGTAAGGCTAACCCCGGCAGTCCTCGTATGTACGCCTACTCAGACGGTATGTATCTCGGCGGGATGCTCAATGGAACGCCCACACAATACGTCGATTTCAGCACAGCGGGAATTCGTATTCATTCGCCTACGCTCGTTAAACTCGACGCGCCTAGCGTGCAGATTGTTGCCCCAGCAATCGTACTGACGGCCTCAGCATCCGTTTTGATCGTATCGCCGATACTCACACATAACGGCGTCAATATCGGCAGCACACACGTGCACAGCGGTGTAATGCCGGGCGGTAGCAGTACCGGGGGTCCGTCATGAGCCGATTAAATACCCTACTTTTGGATCAAACCCAATGGGACTTGGTCCTCGATAGCTCGCGCAATATCGCGCTTGCCTCCCCACCCTATGCCCTGGCGCAAGATGTGGCGAGCGCGGTACGTTTGTTTCTGGCCGAACTTTGGTACGACACGACAAAAGGGATACCGTACTTTGAGAACGTGCTTGGACAATTGCCGCCCGCGTCCTTGCTGATAGGTTACATTGAAGCCGCCGCGCTGACGGTTCCCGGCGTTGTCTCGGCGCGGTGTATAATTTCAGGAATTGAAGCGCGGGAAGTGACCGGGCAGATACTTTTCATAGATTCCGTTGGGGTACAAAACAATGTCGTCTTCTAGCGTCCCCACTATTGAATTCGCGCTTGCTGGCGTGGTGTTGCCGCAGGATGCGGCCATTCTTGCGGGCGTGCAGGCGGATTACGATGCGGCATTCGGTGGCGGGTTGAATCCGGCACTGGAAACGCCACAAGGACAACTCGCCTCAAGTCAATCCGCGATCATTTCCGACAAGAACGCCGAAATCGCGTACTACGTCAATCAAGTTGACCCTCAATACGCGACTGGGCGATTTCAGGACGCTATCGCAAGAATCTACTTTCTGACTCGCAAGGGGGCCACAGCAACCGCCGTCACGGCCACACTGGGGGGCATCCCTGGCACCGTTATACCCGCCGGAACTTTCGCCCAGGACACGAGCGGCAATACCTACGCATTGAGCGGCGCGGCCACGATTGGCGCGACTTCAACCGTCGACGCTCAGTTTCAGAATTTATTGACCGGGCCTATCCCGTGCCCAGCAGGAACGCTGACATCCGTTTATCAAGCGGTGACTGGCTGGGATACGATTACCAACGCGACAGACGGCACGCCCGGTTCGCTGACCGAAAACCGCCCAGACTTTGAATATCGGCGCAAAAATTCCGTCGCCCTCAATGGGCACGGAACGCCCCAAGCGATCTATGCTGAGGTCTTCGCGCTTGCCGAAGTTCTCGACGTGTATGTCCTCGACAATCCATCAAACGTTACGATCAATACTGGCGCAACGAATTATCCGATCATTCCCCATTCGATTTATGTGGCCGTGGTTGGGGGCACTGACGCAGACGTAGCCGCCGCAATTTGGCGCAAGAAAGATGCAGGGTGCGACTACAACGGTAATACGTCCGTGCAAGTGACCGACAACAGCGGCTACAACTACCCGCCCCCCGAATATACGGTGAAATTTGAACGCCCTGCCGCGCTGCCGGTATTGTTCGCCGTTTCGTTGGTCAACAGTCCGTCGCTTCCGACCGACATCGTTGCTCGTGTGAAAGCCGCAATCATCGCCCGATTTAACGGTGCTGACGGCACCACACGCGAGCGCATGGGGTCATTGATCCTGGCGAGTCGGTATTATGGCGCGGTCGTTGCTGTAGCGGAAAACGTCTCTCTGATTAGCATTTTGCTCGGGTCAGTGACGCCGACATTGAGCCAGATTCTTATTGGTATCGACCGGAAGCCCACGGTATCGGCGGCAGACATTACGGTGACTTTGGTGTAGCCATGCTCAACGTAGAACGAACGATAATCAGCCAATATGGGAATTCGGCCACAATTTCCCAATTGATCCACGACATGAGCACGTACCTTGACCCTCGGGCGGATTTTGACGCGTTCTATGATTTCGTCTGGAATGTGGAAACCGCGCAAGGTTTCGGCCTCGACATTTGGGGCCGCATCGTCAATATTTCCCGCGAACTGACCATTCCGGCGGCGCTCACCTACTTGGGGTTCAATGAAGCGGTTCCCGGTTCATATCCGTTCGGGGAAGCCCCGTTTTATGTTGAAGCCTCGGGCGCTACCCAAACATATCGGTTGACAGACGATGCTTATCGCACGTTGATTTTGACAAAAGCGCTCACCAACATTTCGGCAGTAAACGCCCCGACGTTAAATCAACTTTTGCTCAATTTGTTTGCGACTCGCGGTCGGTGCTACGTTAACGACATGGGCGGCATGCAATTGCGGTACACGTTCGAGTTTTTGCTTACCGATTACGAATTTGCCATCATGACTCAGTCGGGGGCGATACCTAGACCGGCGGGAGTTGGGGCGTATATAATAACCACAGATGCCCCCGTTTTTGGTTTCTCAGAAGCTTTCGCCGCTCCGTTCGATCAAGCCCCATTCATTCAAGAAGGTGCAAGCCATGCAATTATCTAATACCCCAACAAAAATGGT